CACAAACCCGCCTAGATCATCCATCGTCTGACCTTCGACAGCACAGTATTCATCAATAAGGTCGTATAACTCATCGTCAGACCGTTGACCGTGCCATTCGTCGTGTAGAGCGTACCTTAGTACGGCCATAACAAGGTCAATGCCAAGATTGGCTGTCATGCGAGAGACGACGGCAATCGAACTGGCGTCAAATATTGACAAGAGAGACTGACTGATTTCCCGTTCTATCATTCGCATATCTTTAATTGTAAGGTATGCTTCATATCGTTTATCACCGACGGTAAGCGCCCGTGTTGTTTTCATATTCGTATCTCCTTTACGGATAATAATAAAAAAGAGCGGCCTTTCGACCGCTCCTTCTTTCACATCTACTAAGCCGTGACTTTGAGCTTATACGTAAGCTTGACGTCTGCCGTAATCGTAATTGTAATGAGATTGTCACCGACTACGATGTGGTCTTTCAGAGCTCCTGTCTTTAAGAGCTTCAGGGCACCTTGACTGTAAGTGTAGTCAGTTTCCTGATAGAGCTTCGTACCGTCGGCCATAATTACAGAACGTACATTGGCTTCGGCCGGCGTAATCGCAATCGAGATATCGTTGAGGGCTGCCTTCGATACTGTGCTCGTAGACGCACCGAGGTTCGGTACAGCAGACAGCTTCTGGATATCAGAGATAGCGCCTTTTCCTTCGAAGGTAACTTTCAAGGTAGACACGCCGCTGTAGCTGTGGTCTTCGTCCAAGGTCGTAACGGACGCCCATCCCGTACGGTAAGATCCGTCCGGATATTCCTGACGAATGAATACAGGCTTACGGTTATTGAAGCGGTTCTCTAAGATTTCGACCGCTTCGTCGTTCATAACGTACAGCCCTTCATAAGACATGGTCCAGTTGAGCATGCCCGGTAACTTATCGCCGTAGTTACCGCTATCCTTCGAAGTTGCGTCGATAGAATCGGCCTTACGGGATAACGGGTTGTTCCGCTGACCGCCTAAGAGCAGCCACGTCGGAGCGTTATCCAGGGCGATATAGACCAGGGTATCCTTACCCGCTACGGCCGTTGTGTTGTCTTCCATGACAGGAAGGTTCTTGATTTTATCTTCTGTTAACATGTATTTCCTCCTTAATTTAATTCTTGCTGAAGTACCCATTCGACGGACAGAACTCCGTGATAAGCACTCGTCTTATCGGCGTAGAGCTCCTGATACGCTTGATACTGCGATATAGTCGCCGTACCGATTTGCGTATATCCATTGAGATTTAAATCGTACTTCGTGAGTAAATGAACGACATCATCGAGAATGTCGTTTACTTCCTTCTTTCCCTTGCCTTTAGTCCACACGTGTATCTGTTGAGATACCGTATGATACACCGTTGTCTTGTTCTCGTTCACAGGCGAGCCGTGAAACTCTCCGAGAACAATATACGGCATGTGTTCAGGTCCTGTCGGGACACTGTCATACGTCGGTATCGTCTGCCCTGTCGAGAGCAGTTGATAGACGTTTTGTTGTACCGCATTGAACGGGATTCTACTTATCACGGATAATAGCCTCCTTAATTGCCGACTCAATGGACGGTCGTACGAAGTCAATAGCGGGCTTCATGAACGGGTGAGCCGCACGAGCCGGTATGACGGCTTTCGCCATGAACCAACCCGTCGCTCCGGGGGCAAGGGCTTTCTTCTTCTTCGGTACAATGACTGCACCGCCTGCCCCGTATTCGATGAAGTGTGCTATCTTGTTCTTCGTGTAGACCTTAGCGGCGGTCGACTTTTCAGAGTTCACGAATTCTAAGTGAATCTGACTAGCGAGCTTTCCTGTGTCCTTCGGCACAAGCTCAATCGCCTTAGCCTGGACTTCAGCGGCCTTCTGCCTCACCACGTCACGGATCCGCTCCTTCGTCAGGTCATTAAACTTCGACAGGTCTGCCGTCGCCTTAAAGGTTACGTCATCGAGATTCGTCTTAATATACATGGGATTCTCCTATCCGTGGTGTTCGACAGCCGTACACGTCAGCGTCATCACATCTCGACGTTCTCCGTATTCGATATGAATGATGCGGTACCGTACGTTCTTATAATCGACCTGCCAGTCGTACCCGACGTCCTCACGATATCGAATCGTTATGCCCTGAGTAATGCCGGCCACAGGACCGCCGCCAGCTTCTCCATCCCAGAACCTCGGCTTCAGGACCTGAGCCCACACGGTATTGACGAAGTCCATGCGCTCTTCATACCCGCCCTGACCGTCAGACTCGACGGCGGGTCTATAGAGCTCGACCCGCGACCTAAGGTCGGATACGGTTGTCATTATTTCTTGCCTTTCTTCGTTTCTTCTTCAGCTGATTCTTCTTCAGCGGGCTGTTCTTCCACGACTTCTTCAGCTACGGGGGCTTCTTCTGTCGGAACCGCGTATCCGAAGTGGACATGCTGTTCGATTTCTTCTTCTGTTCCCGTAATAATGTCGTCAACTTCGTAGAATTCGTTCTTATATACGCACGGCTCAATGACCTTAGCGTATTGAATTACCTCACTCACTTTATTCGCTCCTTTCGGCTTCAATCTGAAGTAGCTGTGCGGTGACGGTAAACGGAAGCTCCGTCGTAGTCCCGACGAGCCCCCGGTTATCGTACCAATGAGCTACTATCATCTTCAGCGTCAACAGATGACGGGCGTTCGTCTCGTCGAACGCAACGCCCGTACCTGTCTGAATATACTGCTTGGCTGCGTCTATCATGCCCTGAATGACCTCGTCTTCCGTATAGTCATCGACTCGCAGATAGAGCTTTACGTCATTCAGTAACATAATTTTCAGCTCCTAAATGGTCAATTCGCCGAATACGACGGCTTTGTCGTCGAACTTCTGAACGTCGATACGTGTTACCGCCTTCACATCATAGCTATCCCGCTTCCAAGCGTCGCCGCCTACGGACGTACCTGTAAGCGTCGTAGCCTGACGGTCGAAGAGAACGACTGCATCTGTGAAGCTACCGATGATGACCGGTGCTTTCTTCGTGCTTGCCACAGACGTGTCGGTCGGCAGTACCTTATTCGATACAACCGTTACGGGCTTGCCGAACAAGAGCTTCTGAGTCGAGTCCAAAGGATTCGGCTGTAAGAGGTAGCGACCGTCCGTATCCTTTTGCTTGTCAAGGAAGTTGAAGCCGTCCTGGTTGGTCAATACAGAAGACATCAGAGATATCGTCGGGTCGAGTGTGGCATTCAAGATGTCTTTGATACCGTCCAAGTTAGTCAAGGGAGCCTTCGTAAGCGTCTTGAGAACAGCTAAAATCTGAGCGTTTTCAGTTGCAACGGACTTCTTAGCAAGCCATCCGTTCACGTACGCTAAGAGGTTCTGGTCGGAGTCGGCCAAGAGTTCTTCGGAGATAGGTAAGATGCCCGCGAACTTCTTAATAGTGTACTTAACCTGGGTGAACTTCGGCCCGTCGATTTCACCGATAGCGGCAAACTCTGCCGCAGATGCAAACGGCGTCATATCGGACGCTTTTTCGAGCACTCTTGTGCCGCTCATCGTGTTTACATTTTCGACACGTACTAATGCGGACAACGGATTCAAGGCGCGCTTTAATTCGTTAATCTTCGTCTGTTCGTCCGTCGGAACGATGAAGCCGCCCGCTTCTCCCGCACCTTCGTTCATGTTCGCCGCGTTACGTACGGACATGGACTTAGCAAAGGATAATTCCGTATCGCTAAGAGAATCGTGGCGATTACGCAATAACTGAGCGAATACGTGAGTCGTGTCAACGTCTTTCGGTTCTTCTTGTTGCGGCATGCCCCCCAACGCAGCGGCCGCGGGAACGACGTCGTTCATCGTCTGCACGATATCGAACTCACGACGGATCGCTTTGAGTTCTTCGGTAGCAGATTCCGCTTCGTCGATGCGGTTATCTGCTAAAAGGTTTTGAATGTGGGTCTGCTTTTCGGCCATTAACTGGCGCAATTCTCTTTCTTTTTTGGTCAAGGTTTTGTCCTCCTTATTTAAGCAATTCTAATTCAACTTGAAGCCGACGAATACGTTCATCTGTATTGTCGGGCTTTTCTTCTTCTGTGGCGGTTTTGGCCGCCTTCACAGCTTCAGGCATAGCCTTAAATCCAAGGCCTTTACTGCATGCTACGAGCTGAACGGCGGTATCTTCAACAGTGATATCGAACATCTCAGCCGCTTCGGCTGCCGTGTACCACGTCTCAGCTTCTACGGCATCATGAATCATCTCATTCGTCGTGCCGTCTTTTGCTTTGTTACGATAGACCTGTTCAATGCCGTCCTGGACGGTGTCGAGCATAGTCGCCACTCTTAGCATGTCGTCTGCATCGCCGCAGCAGGCCGCGCTCGGCTTATGAATCATCAGGAAGGTATTGTTCGGCATTCTGATTTCATCACACGCGAACAAAATAACGCTCGCAATAGAAGCCGCCCACCCATCAACCACACCGACGGTGTGCCCGTCGTGCCTTCGAATCATATTCGCAATGGCCAT